TTTCACTTTACGGGCGCATTTCACGCCGTACCGCCATAATTATGGCGCCAGGACATAGCCCTGGTAGTGGCCCGAAAGGGTCGGGTCGGGAGGATAACGTCCTCCCTGAGGCCGTGAAGACACGGTACTCTAACAAGGCAGATAATTCTGCCATAACCGCGCTTTGTTTGCGGCTCGCAACCTATAGACGTGTAGGTTCTCGTATTTACGATCCGAAAGGAAAACTTTCGGGATCCCGTCGTCTCTTTGAGATGATCGGTTTTAAGCTCACAAGTCGTGAGTTTCTCAAGTTTTCTAACTTGAGTGGAGAGCAGTGGAAGACTGCTGAGCAAGCGTGGGTTGCAAATATGCATACCGTCTTGCTCCACCCGGAATATTCCGGTGTCTGGGACCGTATGCTTTACGGCTCCATTGCCAGATATAAGATCTGGTTCCTTAAGACACTTCTTAAGGACAGTACCATGCAGAGATTCCGTTCTGCAGATGGGCGGAAGATTTTCCGTGTCAATATTCCGAATTCGGATTATATTCTTAAGTCCCTTAAGGGACTATCTGGATGGCTCCAGTACCTATGTCTATCTGACATGGAGAACCCTGCTCCCCCGGAATTACCGGGCTTTCGGGGTTGGTCCTCTCATTTTAAGAGGCCAGAACTACCATGGTTTGGTGGTTATCTCCAAAGATGGAGACACGTTGCCTTTTGGCAACGTCTTACAGATCATGACCTGACCTGTTTGGTCCAAATTCGGACCTTTGGCAGGGCTTTACCCTGCCCCTCTGTGGCTCTCTGCGCAGAGGACTTACAAAACCAGATCTTGGTTTTAACCGGGGCTCCCCGGGAACTCAAATGTGAAGTTCTTCCGCGTATTACGGAAGTCATGTCAGACTTTGCTGACAAACTCTCGATCGGCGAAATGCCGACCGCTACACATTTTAGTGTGTCGACCTCGGGTTGTTTCGAGGTTGCTGGCTCACTTGGTGGCCATGCCGAGGCGAATAGACGTCTCGTATCAGAGCTGAAAACAGATCTGACCGACTGTTTAGTCGGTATTCTTGACCGCGGTAATCCGTCTGCGGTCATCGTTCGGTCTGAACCGAGCTCTCTCGACCATATCGAGAATTTCCCGGACATTTTTGTCGGGAGGGAGGAAGTCCTTCCTTTGGTGAAAAGCTTTTCACCACTACGCCGGAAGCACTACCGGGTACGGTCCCTAGATTTGGGGACCGTTCACACGAACACTGTCCGTGTTGAATCCTTCGAGCCGATTCCGGAGGACTGGATGGTAGTAGACCATCCCGGCGAGTATAAACTCGTCGATTCAACAGGATTTTTCCTGGACTCAGATCGTCTTTCAGATCTGCGGGACCCGTTCAGTGGGATAACTTTCCCCTGGCCGACGCTCCCACCCGGGGTTTACCCGGGTAGAGGCACTCTGATTGAATGCCTTTACGTCAAAAGTGGCGCAAACCGCAAGGCTTCTGCGGCAATGGCCGAATGGCCAGAGGAAGAAATTCTTCCTGAGACGGTCGCTCCGTCCCTATTACTCGCCTCAATAGGCGAATCCCTTCGTCAAGGGTACTTCTCTCGGAATGGGAGAATATCACATCCTGATGTGATTCTTATGACCCCGGGTGGGGTCATCCTCCCTATGTGGGATGACGGACGTGAACTTCGTTACGTCCCAAGGATCTTTCCTTGGTCTCGGCTCACCTGTTTGGCCGAGCCTGGTGCGAAAAGTCGTACCCTTGGTAATAACCAATGCTGGTTCACTAATGTGACCAGAACCATGAGATTCATGGTCGAACCCATCCTTGCTCGGGATGGTCGAGCCCGTATCGGGCTCGTGTCCACAAATAAAATGTGGACTTTTCTTAAATTCCTCCAGAGGAATTTCAAGGCCGGCGATGATCCCGTCCTGCAGTCGACAGACTATAAAGCGTCGACTGATTACATCCGATTGGATGTACTCCATGCAATGTGGAGTGGCTTTCTTCGGAAATTACCGAAGTCACACCCATTTTGGGTGTACTCCGAACTCATTTGGAGTCCGCGGTCCTTGACCGTCGAGAAAAGTTTCTCGGAGCGCGGAATTTCCGTGTCTGGTTTGACCCATAGATGTGGGTCTTTCATGGGAGAACCTCTCTCATTCATGTCTCTGAACATGATTAACCTCCTCATTGAGGAGTACTCCGAAAGGGAGTACCAGCTCGCAAATTTGCGAATCGATCGTTTCGAGATTGGAACGATTCTGTCGGGTGACCCGGCAGCTATCTGCGGAGACGACTTCGCCGCAGTTCGACGGGACGTATCCCGTATCGTATACCACCACAATGTGGTGGACCTCGTTGATATGAGGTTATCCTGGAAAGATGGTAAATCCGGGAGAGTCCTCATCTTTTGTGAGGACCACGTCATCCTTATTCGGGATGGCGATGTACTTCGCTTTAAGTACATTGACGTGATTAAGTCACGTCTTTTGACGACAATGTGTCGTCAACACTCCGACAATCGGAGTTCGATCCTAGGCAAGGGTCGTATGC